GACAACGACGCGCTCATTGCCAACAGCCGGGGCAGTCGGTCGTCGTAACGCGCCCGCAGCAGTAACGGTGTTCGCCGTCCAGGCGGCAACAGCGCTATAGCCGATTACACCGTTGTCGCGTGTATACCATGCCCTTGGCCCTAGATTCGCCGTGGTATCCTCCCGTAGATAGGCCCGGACCCATTAACCGTTATTATCGGTCAGGGTGAAACTGGTGATGGTGAATGCTTGACCAGCAGCGAAAATGATATTATCGATTGTCATGTCACCGCCGCCCCCACTAGCTGTAATTGTACCTTGCCAGTGGCAGGTTGAGCCGCCGCTATCGTAGAAGCGAAAATGACCGGCTGTTCCAGCGGCGTCGGCACTATTATCGGCCCAGCTACCAGACATGCCTTTCGACCCACCGGACGCAGCGACCATGAAATCAGCCGGAAGGTTTACTGTCGCCAGTACCGAACCACTATCGGCTGTACCGCAGTTTGCCGGCGGCGATCCCGTCCTAATCCGCAGCACCGGGCTTGCGCCCAGCGCTGTTTCCATTGCATCAAGGCGAGCGTTCTGCTGCGTGGTTGAGATTTGAAAGGTCATCCATATCTCCGACGATACAAAACAAATCCCAGCAGTGCGCTGCCGATAAGCGCCAACGAACCCGGCTCCCGTACGGCAGCGGTCTTGATTTCGACCTCGCCATTAGAAATCAGCGACCCGCCGTTAACCAGGACACCCGACGCGTTAAGCGTCATTGAAAACAAATCAGGATCATTGACCGGGTTCGTCTCGGAGTGGCTGAATGAATCGGCACGGGCAACCGCCGTGGCTGTAAAGGTATCGACAGCGGTGCCCGGAGTATCACCCACCGTCTCTGCCCCTTGCGCGTTTGCCGGATCGTCAAACCACGTATCAGTCAGTGATGATCCAGACGCGTTCGACCAAGTGCCACTTCCCGACGTGAACACTTCAGTCGCCGGCCCGATGAACGAGGTATCGCCAACCGTAAATTGGATTGCCTTGGTCGATCCAGAGTTATTCACGATCGACAGGCTTGACGTGCTGAGCACGTTGTTGCCGGCCTCCTTGGTGGACGACTGGATCGACCCGTTGATAGCCACGCCGTTGACGGTCTGGTTCGATAATTGTAGCGTGCCCACCAACGCATTGGTGTCACAGCTAAAATCTTGATCGACACAGTGGAAAGTTGTCCCGCCAACGTCGCCTGAGATCATCAGCGCGGCGTTCGCGGTTGAGCCAACCAGTACGAACCCGATAGCAAGTGCCGCTTCGCGTATCATCAGTCACCCCTTCAAATTGTCCTACCCAGCGGATCGGGCAGTGCCCACTCGATCCATTCTCCCGGCTCGCATCCACTGTTGGCTCTGGCAACAGTTGCCTCAGCCACAGCCTTCTCAAACAACCCGGCTCGCGCCAGTGCTTTAGTATAACCGTTGGCAATACCGGAGGGAAGCCGTTGTCGCCATGCGAATTGTAATTCCGACCAAATCACCCACGCGCTCATTCTTTTGCCTCGCGGTGTAGCTCGTCTCGGAGCATGTCAAGTTCCTGGCGATCCGCGTCCTCCGCGAGTATGATCCTGTTGCGCGCTGCGTCGGTCGCTCTGATAAGCTCGTCCAGCTTAATGTGCATGGCTGCCGAATTTCTATTCTGCGCGCTTTGCAGACAAAACACCATTAGGTAGGTTATCACAGTCGTAAATGTGTTGATGATTAGCTGATGCGTGTCACTCCACTCAAATACTGGCCCAAAGGCGGCCCATATCAGGATTGTCAACACTGCCAGCCCAAACGCAACAGGCGAGCCGGTCCACGCATCGACGTATTGCGAAAACCTAGAAAACCAGTTAGAAAGATATTCCATCTTACGAGATCACGTCAATGCCGTTGAAAGCTGTACCACCCGCGATACGTTTCTTTCCAAAAGTTAACAAATCACACCCATCGGGTTGCTGGGAATGGTTGGGCCATATCGATAGCATCACTGGCTACGGCAAGTTTTACTACAACGGAGTGGTTAACGGAGCGCATCGCTTTTCCTACGAGTATCACAACGGCCCGATCCAACCGGGACTGCACATCGATCACCTTTGCCGCAACCGCTCGTGCGTAAATCCGACCCATCTTGAGCCGGTAACGCTCGCAGAAAATCTTCGACGTGGAGATCGTAACCACCTTGGACGCCATAAACGACTTATAACTCATTGCCCCTCGGGCCATCCTTACGACGATGAGAACACATGGATTTCTAAGACCGGCAGCCGTCACTGTAAGACCTGTAACCGCGAACACATGCGAGCACGTCGCGCTTCGGGCCGACGATAAATACACTCTACAGCGCGGCATACACGATCAAACATATGACGATCGTCAGAATAGCCGCCACCGTCAACTCCAACCACGGGTGTTGCAAGATCGTCATCGGCCTCGCTTTGCGCGGCTGGCCCCCCGTCGCGTGACCTTATTACCACGCAGTAAGCCGATGCGCTGAAGTGTCCCGTACACGTACCTGTCAGCCCGCTCCCCGGTCAGACCCTTCTTACGCGCTCCCGCCTTTAACGCGCGTTCCGCTTTCGCAACCTTTGTGCCCTTTGGCATGTCACCATCTCCAGTCACCTACATGCCCTACTAACAGCGCCAGAGCCAGCATAGCCACGGCAAAGCTGAGAAAATGAAAGCGCGGTGGTTGAGGTACGGCGGCTGTCGCCAGCACCGCGAATATCACGGAAAGAAGCAGGCAGATAATTTGTAACATGGCGCTCTCCTGAGTACCCGGTACGCCGAAGCGTACCGGGCCGAACTCAGCTAGTTTCCGTATCGTCGGAACGCCGCCGCAAGCGTCGGACCAAAGTCCGTCTCACGCGCGGCGTTACCGAGAAGGGCTGGCAGAACCCTCCTCCTCACCTTCACCACCTTGCCCCTGGGCGGGCGGAATTATTGCCCAAACCCAGCCACCCGCTTGCGGAGAATACACTTGTTGCCAATACGGAGAATCCGTAGGCGGCGTATTCACCGGCTGGCTTGGAGTTCCACCTGCACCTTCCGGCGGGACGTAGATAGGATAAGATGGAAAACCCGGTCCTTGTGACGGTCCACCGGGGCCGGGCCATATACTCGGCGGAACAGGGAGCGAGTTATCTGGCCGTCCGGGGCTGGGCCATATTCCTACTTGCGGCGGCAAACTGTTATCTGGCCGTCCGGGGCTAGGCCAAATAGAAGGTGGAATAGGCAAGCTGTTATCCGGACGGCCAGGGCTAGGCCATATACTCGGCGGCACGGGGAGCGAGTTATCTGGCCGACCAGGGTTGGGCCAAATAGAGGGTGGAACAGGTAAGCTGTTATCCGGACGCCCACCCGTCCCGACCGGCATGATAAACGCTAGGAAACCATCAGGCATAACGTTACTCCATCAAGCGCGCTTCCCCGCGCTGGATCAATTCCCACCCGTACTACGAGGGAAGTCGTAGTACCCTGCCCTCTGCGGCTACGAGGCAACAGGACGCAGCCGCATACTCAATAGCGAAGGACAAGTTTCAATCCCTGTGGATAATGGTGAACCGTCTGCACTTCGCCCTTATAAGTACGCTCGGCGATCATGACGGTATTGGCGTCGAGATCGACAGCGACAGCGTTGTGCACCGCCTCCAGGCTCGACAACTCGACAACCATCTGCACACGGCGATCGATCGTTATCAGCATAGTCGCCTCCTATCTGTCGATGTACAGATTGAGAACTGCAATCCCATTCTCGTCTTCACGCAGTTCAAACGTCGCCTGTAGAACCTGTCCCGGCACGAGCGGCTGCCCGGTCGCGCTGTCTGAATTGACGACGATATCCACCGGCAGATTATTGGTCAGATTAAGTTGTACGATCATTTTAAAAGCTCTTTTATTTGAGGACAGGTCTCTAGTGTCGTAACATACTTCCCATCCACGGTCGTGACCAGACAATTCGTCCCATGCGGCCAATGTCCTGTATTCAACCCCCGTGGCTGGCGCACACTGACAATCTGGGCTGGATTGATAAATAACGCCTGACCATTGGGACCGTGTAACAGTATCATCCCGCACAGGAGCGCGATCATGCCGTATTAACCACAACGGCAGTCTGTGTCGGCCCGGTGGTTGCGGTGCCGGAAATTAACGCCTCGCGGACCAGCCCCGCGACTTTCATCTCACCGGGAAGCGTCGCCACTAACGCCTCGCGAACGAGATCGCCAACGCGCGCCTCCGTAATAAAGGGTGTCGGTATATCGTCGCTCACGACTCGATCCTATATCCAGCGGTAGTTGCGTTAATATTACCGGGCGTCCAGCCTATACCGCCGCCCTGCGGGTCACGGTCAAAGTAAGACGGTATCCAAACGTATGTCGTTGCCGGGCTTACCGCTGTACTGCCGCTATCGACGCCACCTGATACCAATCGCGCAGACACGGTACGCGCGCCAGTATCCGACCGTGCGCCAAATGCCTTTATCGCAACCGCGTAGGCGTTGGTCGGCGCACTAACGAGTGGTTGAATATTGAATATATCCTCGTGTCCAACCACGGTGTCGGTCACGTAGGACTTATTTGCCGCTGGCACCGGATTGATCGTCGGTGACGGCGTTACCTCGTACCAGTTGACACCCGTACCGCTAACGTTACCCCACAAAAGCACTGCGGCGATTCCGGCTGTCGTTGCTGGCGCAGTGGACGGGGCACCGCTGCTAAAAGTGACACCTGTCGCTTGCCGACCGGCAGCACTGGTATCAGCTTGCTGGAAGATGGTTGCGACGGAGGTATCACACATAAACCCCAGCCAATACTGCGTCCCGGCCACGAGGCTTTGCGGTGTCGTCAATGACATAACGAGGTTGGTTCCGGCCGTAACCGCCGTCACGTTACTGCCCGCCGACATGAGCGTTCCAGGTACACCAGAACTATCAGTATATACTACAGGTCGCAGACTGATCGCAGCGTTGGACGTAACAATCGGAAACTCAAGGGAGTTGAGCGTACAATCAAGCACCGGACGAAACGGCCGCACATACCACATATTACTCGTTACGCTAAAATTGTTTGAACCTTTTCGTTGGGTTGCTCCCAGCACCGCCGCGCCAAACCCAAATTGCACTGAATTGTCGCTCATCGCCCAGCTAGTCTCCACACGCGGCGACGTTAACAGCGCTGCATTATTGGCGGTCCCGGTTGCATCAAACAGGTATAAATCGTCATAACTAATTGTAGCGCCGGAGACGGTTACGTTGCCAAGTACGATTGTGTTAGCATAATTATTGACGCCGCCGCCTCGCGTGTTACCCGTGCCAGACAAAATTACGCTGCCGTCCAGCCACACGCTGTATGCGGCAGCCGCGCCTATTGTAATATCGAACTCTAGGTAATGCGTCGAACCAGACGCAACCGTGCCCGTAGAGGTTTGAATAACGGTCCCACTGACATTGCCGGTTCTGATACTAATCGTAAACGTAGCATCGATAGTTATTGACACCTGATTTGTTGCACCGTCGCGCAGGATCATCCCTGGCGTGCCCGATGCCAAAGCGCAGTTAAACCGAAAGCCGCCGATAAGACGCGCGTAATTGGTCGCAAACGACTTTGTAATATTTGTTTGCGTAGTATTTGTAATCGCCAGCGCATAACCCAGAGAACTCAGCCCAGCCGCAAGAGTCATTGACGCACTACTCGTAGCCGACGACCACTCGCCTTGAGTCAAGGCGGTAGCGAGTTCGGCGCTGGCGAGACCCGGCCCGCCATATTTTTCGAAACCCTCCAACAAAATTACGCTCACGTTTCGTACCCCACCAAAGTTACATGCACGTCGCTCAGTGTTGCATCAGCCACCGCGGGGGCGCGTATACGAAGTATGTCGCCCTGCGCGAACGATCCTGTAACCGAGACTGTGCCAACGGCAGCGCTTACGGCGAATGTTATCGTGCCGATATTGCTAAACGATGTCGGCGCAGCGGCGACCGCTTTAGCAATGTTAAACACCGTGGATGCGGTGGCTGTACTGGCGGCTCCCGCCTCATGCGCGTGGCCCAGGAACGCCCCAAGGGTCACAGCCTTGCTGAATTTATGATGTAGAAGGTTTTGCGAGGCTCCAGGCAATCCCGGCGCGTAACAACCAATTACGTAACGCGGGCGCTGCGCTGTCCAGGCACCGCTAGCATAGACGAGCTGGTCTTGCGCCGTGCCCGTTGGCAGGCTCGCGCCGCCGGCACTACCATTGGCGGCTAAGGTAACACGCCCCTTTGCGTCTACCGTTATATTCGCGCTTGTATAGCTCCCCGCCGTGACGCCTGAAGTCGCCAGGATCGCGGCTTGGCTGCCGCTGCCCGGCCCGGCCGTGACATCGCCGGTAAGCTGTGTGATCCCGCCGCTACCGCCCCCAGCGACCGTGCCCCACGCCGGGTCAATCCCGGTGCCGCCGCTCAGTAAAGCCTGTCCAGCCACGCCGTCGCCAAGATCGGCGCGTATCATTGTTGCTACTGCCGCAGGGACCGCAGGGCCTGCGGTTGGATCGGGATTACCCCACACTTCACCCTGATTCAGATCGACTGCTGATGAGGCGGCTTGCCACTTGCCCGACACGTACTTCCATGTCAGCGGGCCGGAGGAAAACACTTCGCCTTCGACAGGCGCATCAGGAAAGTCGATCACAGTTTGGACTCCAACGCCGACAGCCGCTCGTTCAATTCACGGATAGAGTTAACCAACGCGAACACCAGCCGGTTGTGATCGAGCGTCTTTAGAACAATTGGCTCGTCGGTTATTTCCTCGCGCTCCTCGTCGGTAAGCCCCGGAACGGTACGCGGGTTGTGCTCATACTCGCCGACCAACTCAGGCAAAACCACTTCCACCTCTTGCGCGATCAGGCCAAATGATTGTTCGCCTTCGCGATTGAAGGGACTGCCGCTATAGGTGAATTGCACTGGCCGGAGTTGGATGATCTCATCGAGACCATGGGTGTAATCGGTTACGTCCTGCTTGATCGCCGCATCGGAAATTGTGGCCCACGACCCGCCGGTCACGAGATTGGTCGGCGTTGTCGTCAGTTGCAAGCGATAGCCGGCCACGGAGTCGTAGAGGTAGAACATGCCGGTTGAGTGGTTTCCGACAGTCCATGATCGCGCGCCTGTAACACCCAGCGCCAGTTCGCAATTAGTTGCGGTAGGCGATGTTAGCGTCAGCGGCGGGGTGGCGTTGCTTGCGTTTATTGTCGTGTTGCCGCCGCTGCCGATCGAGAGCGCTGTGGCCAGAGAGGCTCCGGTCTGGACCGCGAAATTCTGTAACGTCTGCAACGTCAGCCCGGCCGAAGCGCCAGCGTTCAGGTAGGCGTTGCCCGCACTGTGCGTCAGCGTCGCCCGCGTCGCGTTGCCGTCGCCGGATACCGTAAGCTGACCCAGCAGCGTCACGTTGCTGCTGATCGTCGTGGCACCTTGCAGGGTCGTCTGCCCTTCTACGATTATACCCGCTGTCAGCGTAGCGCCAGCCGTACCCAGAGTCAGCACGCGACTACCGTTGGTCGTGCCTGGTACGGTACAGTCAAAAGTGAATTGCGTACCTTGCGCCGTATCGGTCCAGTTCTCCGTCGCGGAACAGGAGATTTGCCCGGCCGTTACACCAAAGTCGGAGCCGGCGAAACCGGTAAACCAAATACTCCCGAGATTGTCGCCCGCCGCAAGTGCTGTCGGCGAGGACAGACTGCCCTTCACGCTCATAAGCTCGATGCCGCCCTCCGGGCTGACCCCGATGCAGGCAAGTTGACCGCCGTCCCAGGCCCCTACCGTGCCCCCGGCATCGCTAGAAATTGGTTTAATCGGATTGATACCGTTAGCACTCAAAAGCGTGTTGGTAAGACCCATCGTGCCGGGACCGGGCGACACGGGCAAATCGGTCGCGCCCGTGCCGCCGTCCTCCACTTCGACAGGACAGATCAACCCAACGGTAACATCTCCAGTCGGTGTGTCTGATGCCAGCCCGTCCACCGTCGTCAATGACATGACGCCGGCTGTACCTCCACCACCCCCACTGCCCGGCTGGTTACTCGCGGCCACCCATTCAGCCCCGATCCACACATATAGCTGGCCGTCCGTACCGCACCACCACAGGTCTCCTGTAATGGCTGAAGCTGGAGCTACGTCCGAAACAGTAACACTGGAGCCGCCACCACCACCGGCCGGTATTGCCCAGGTGCCGTCGCCCCGCCAATAGGACGATGCGGTGGCTCCAGTACCCCCGTTCAGATGCGTGACCGGCAAATCTCCAGTAACGTCGGTCGTGTTCAGTCTGACCGTGAGCGTGTTGTTTACGCCGTTGATCGTCTTGTTGGTTAATACCTGCGTATCGGTTGTTCCAACCACGTCGCCAGCCGACAACGCCTTGCCGCTGTCTGCGATGTCCGCTCCGCTTGTGCCGTTGAACACCGCAACATTACCGTCAACCGCGCTTGACGGTCCCGACACGTCGCCGGCTGCCAACTCACTCCACGCGCTGTCGAACACCCACAGGGTTTGTGTGGCGGCAACATAAGCCTGCCAACCCAGCTTGGGGGACAGGTGCGACCAGCCGCTTGCGGTATAGGTTGTTACCGCACCGTCATGACCAGCCCACGCCCCGGTGCCGCCCACCGCTACAATGTAGCGGTCCCCCACCGTGGGTGAGAGCGGCGGCGTGGCGGTATGATCCAGCACGCCAAGCTGGACCAGCCTGTCCAGCCGCTCCATGCTGGGATTATAGCCACCGACACCCCAGCCACTCTCGCCTGGATCGTAGCCCCATACAAGGCCCAGATTAGGACCGGCAGTGCCCGGCATCAAAAGCTCCCGTCAAAATAGTAGTCGAAGTCCTCATCGAATCCGGTTGTCCGGACGACCTTAAATCTGTAGTGCTGCCAACTAGCGTAACCGTCACGCTCGGACTCAACCTCAAACCAGTAACCGCGCAAATCGCCATCCGCCGCCGCCATCGCTGGAGTATACGTCCAAGTGTCGTCCGTGACACCTGTAAACGTTCGTAGCAGCGTTGTACCGGGTTCATCGTAAACACGAATCGTGTAGGTTGTGCCCGGCTCCGGTCCTGTGCTGGCGGCGGAGTGGTCCAGCAGCGTGTCACCCTGCACAACGCGATCCCGGTGCGCCCATGTAAAAACGATGTCGTCGGGCGCAATATGCGGTGGCGTATATACAGGCTCGCCATTGACCATCATATTGCCGGGCGGATATGGTTTGCCTTGACGCCCCTGGATGCCAACCTCATCTGTTGGCGCAAGATCGCTTTCTAGGACAGCACTGCTGGTACGGGTCAGCAGCATCACATAAACCGTCTCGCCAAGCGAGTAGGTGCGCAAATCGCTTGTCGGGTTAAACAACTGATACCAGACAACGGCGCCTTTCAAATGTTGCGCCGGCAGAGTATCGATGCAGCCTCGAGACACTTCGATCGTATCGTCATCATTGATAGAAATCAGTTCCATATACTCGTCATCAATCAGAACGATTGCGCCAGTAACTACACTAAGGGGCACAGTGTCGATAGGCAGTATCGTATCGTAATAACCTATGTCGTCTGTCAGGGTTGACGTATAATCCCAGCCACCAACAGAGCGAAATACCATGTCGGTCTCGCCCTCGGCCTTCGACCATACCTCAAAATCGACCGATGTATTAGTTGGTTGTTCAGCGAATATCTTCACGCCACCATTATCGGCCGCGACATTGGGCAACTCGGCGCTCGATATCAACAACGATGTATCGACGTAAGTTAGCTCAGTGACCAGCCGGGGCGTGACAATACGTGGCGTACGGTCAGGAGGTCTCCACCCCGACCCCTGTGGCTGGGTAAAACTGGCATCCGGCAATCCAAATACGTCCTGCACGGCATCGATCGTGATCGTACCGTCGTCAAGCGCGCTATCCTCGATATTTCCGGCCCGCACAACAATAGTGTCAATGCCGCGCGACGGCGCAGTAATGCAAAACGGCTGGGCCGGCGCTATCGTCCAGGCTCGCCGGTCAAACTTTAATTTAAACCGGCGCAACTCTGACGAATTGATCTCCAGATCACGCTGCGCCAATCGTAGGGCGAGGCTCGCCGTCGCAACACCAAGATATTCCACTTTGTTGGAAACCATCGTGCCGAGGGCTTGATAGGAGGCAAGGTTCTGAACCCTAACCTCGCCAACCTTATCGGTACGCGGATCGTTAAAGCTGACAATTATCTCATTATAAAGTGTTTGTGACGATGATACCTGATCGTCGGTGATATCAAGAAGGCCGTTACTGAAATCAAATACTGGAAGATCAGCGATCGCGTAGTCATTGCGAATCAACTTGAGGGTCAGCAGTCCGGTCTGCCGATCGAAATACAGTGCCGCCCCAATATGATCGCAAACCAGCTTGATAAACTGGTCAATATCGTCAGTTCGGTTCCACCGCAGACACAGCCCGAACTTCTCTTGAAACAGCTTAAACGCCGCATCCTTGAACGAATCGTCATCAATCAGCGACGCGGGCATCCCGCGCCCCCAAATCTTGTTCGTGGCGCACTCGTAAATAATGTGCGCCGGGTTCATCGCCTTGATCTCACCAGTACCATCGTCAAGAACATAAATACCGGCGGAAGGCGTCGTAACGGCCGGTGGCGGATCATTGTATAACTCAGCCACGTTGCCGGTAGAACTTGCGAGCACGCCGCCTAAATCGGCCGAGTAATAATTGACCGCAGCAACAAAGTTTGTAACCGTTGCATCAACGGTATCACCGATAAAAACCTGGGTGTCACTCGGATTTTCGCTAAACACAACCTTGAAGTCGTTAATCGTGAGGTAATCGCCCTTCTTCGGGTTCTTGTCAAATCCCAGGACGACAGTATTATCATCGATTAAACTGATTACCGCGTAATCCGGGTTCCACGGATCATCGTTGTCCCATCCCTTAAGCGCCCGACGTACCTTCAGTTTCCAACTCTTGGGATAGGGGTTATTCGATCCGATTTGGCCATAGTAAAACAAAGTGGCGACCCCGCGCCAGCCCGGCACCGGGTCGCCACCCTCGATATTATCGGTAATAACAGAATCGATTGTCTGATCGGCTTCACCGAGAAATAGTTTGAACGTCCCTTTGATACCCCCTTCCTTTTCGTCACCGCCAAACAGTTTCGGCTCATCAATGTCGGCGAAATCACTTGTCGTCAGACTGCCAAGCCAAGCAACTAGCTCGCCGACCCGAATTTCGAGCAATTCGTCAATCGGACCCCGGCACAGCCCCATATGTATCGCCATATTATAGCGATATCCAACAACCTGACTTTTGCCGCCCTTACCGCCCGACATCTGCTTCCGCTATCTCAGCCACCTGTATAGCGAGCGGATCACCAGTTGCCCGCACGACCGCTACCGGGATGCCGTGATCAAGGAAGTCCTGCCAGCTAAATCCGTGTTGCTTGAACCATTGACGCGGCTCACGGTTACAAAACCCGGCCTCCCGCAAATGTTTCATCCGTATCGTATCGCTCATTTTTTCCCGCCGCTCTTGCTGCGGATCGCCTCGGTCTTCAAATTGCCATAGTACAACACCATCCAATCGCTCGTCCAGACCTCCCCAAAGACAACCGCCTGGGGCGTGCCAAGATCGAATTGCGGGAACGAGAATTCACTAATCGTGGATGGCCGCGCGTCCTTCGGCTTTGTGCTCTTACTCGTAAGCGCAGTGATAGCGTACGATACGATAAGTAGGCCAATCGCCCAGATCAAATTCATCAGAACACCGGCTTTCCGTCAAAGGGCGAGCGACCCGGCATGTTGGTGAAGCCGCCGTAATTGTCAAAATTGCCGAACTTCTCCCGACACGCCCGGATCGTGCGGGCGCACCCGGCGAAGCCGTCAAGCCGCATACCCTCCTCCAAACCGGGAGGGACACCCATCGTGGTTATGATCGATCCCGCATGATAACGTATTAGCCTGCGCTCGGTCGCGCCGTTAGCGATGACGTATTCGATAAAACCGCCATCAAAAAAACCGTCCTCATACACGCTGAACTCATCGACAGTAACAGAGTTACCGGAGACAGCGACACAAGTGCCACCGATCCGGTATAGCTCACGATCGACCTTACACGTCAACGGCTCATACAGCATGTGCGGACATTGCGGTAAATAACCGTAGCGTAACCCGGTGCGCTGAAAGGTTGCCGGCAGCATCGAACAGGTCAGTTCAGCCTCAACGTCCGACTTCTGGGTCAGTCCATCCACGGTGCCGATCCAGTATAGACGAGCATCGGCCAGCACGTTATCACTGATATCGGCCTCATGACCGGCATAGACCCGTAGGTACACCGTGTCGGCCGGTACCGTGCCGCCTAGCCGATAGTCCAGGCAGAACGCCGTCGTGATCGGCAACGTGACCTTCATTTCGCTTGATGCTGCTTCGCCGTTCAGCCGCACCCCATCATTCGAGATTGCGGTCGCCACGTATTTATCAGACAAATAGAACACGTCACGATCTGACGTATTATAAAGCCAATACATCGTAATGCCGCCGGTCTCCCGCGAGAACTGATAAAGATGTAGCGGTCGCCCTCTATAGACTGATTCTTCCAGCGCCGGGAAAGTCATGGTAATGCCTCGACAGGGTAATTCTTAAATCCGTAATACTCCCAGGCCGGCGTGCCTTCCTCTCCTTGATTCTGCTGATATTCGCTAGCATCGCCTGTCAGATAGACTTGCGGTACGATCCCTGTTACAAGCTCTCCATGCTCTCCCCATTTAGCACTATGATTGCCCGGTAAAAACAGCCGGTCTAAATTGGCGTCCACCGTGAGATCAAAAAACGGCTCGCCCATGCCAAAACGAAAAGCGCCGATAAATACGTCAGGCGAAAATGGCTTGAGCGTTATGTTATGCGGTCCCTGATAATCTAACGCAGGCGGCGTATCTTCAGTATCCAAACCGGATTGCGTTCCACCGTATTCAAACTGTTCGTTCGGTGTATTAAATGCACCGATAGGTGCAGAAGAGTCCCATAGAAGATATGGCCCAACGGGATAAAGTTTTCTATCAACCACTATCTGTATGGTTTGCGTGGTTGTGTCAACTGACACGGCGTAACTGTGCCAACCAGAGGTCAGGTCAACCGGGATATCAACGTATCCATCGAGTATATGTGTACTCTCGGAGTCAAACAGCGTAATTAGCAACCCGAAATGACCCAATGGAATAGTCGTCCCATCACCCACCGAGAACGCCATAAGAGTGCCGGGTGTGTTCTGAAGAAACCACACAGTCCAGTTGTGACCAACAACGGTGTTAGCATAGCCTACCCACCCAGCTACCAACAATGTATTTGCCGTGTCGGGCAGCGTCGTCAACGTATACTCCGAAAAGGCAGTAGTTAGATCAGGATCTAAGTTATAAAACGGCCCGCCTTTATGACGCACAGCCGTAAAAATATCGGATATCATTCGGAACGTAGTAGTCGCCGTTGTCAAGCCGCCTGTATCGGTGTGATGGGTAAATTCAACCGTATCCTGATCAAGCCGTGAGAACGCGAGAAAACTAATCCGGCGAATATCATCAACTGTAAAACTATTATCTAATGCCGCATCGAGCCGCAGCGCCTCACCTTCATTAGCGCCCTCGACCGCAGATTGTATAATTTGTCGATATATCCTCGTACCGTTGCGAAGTTCAATAACAATATTCATACGAGCCGTAAACGATCCCCCAAGATCGGTGAACCCACAATAAACGATATGTAAAACGTCGTTTTCCCAATATATAGGTTCGAGGTCGCGATAAAATGTTGGAACCCATATCGGCACTCGCCGACCGGCTAGCACATGAAACAAGTTACGAAGCGTGTGCTGATTCTCCCTGCCCTTCGCCCACCAGTGGAATTGCTGTTGGGTGTAACCAGCCACGTCGTATAACGCCGGTATCCCC